CATCTTCAAAAAATATTTCAGCAGTTTGTGGTCTAGCTATGTATTCTAAGAAAAAATGATTTGGTGGAACTTGCTCCATGCTGAATTTAGTTAAACCATGTAAAGATCCATTAGAACCTCTTTTATCAACCGTACCTGATATGTCATATGGATCACAACCAAACGCTCCACAGTGTTCATTACCTGGGTAATTAACTCCGTTTCTTATATATCTTTTATTTTGTAAACCTACATCAGGAACCCATGTAACATAGAATCTTCCGTTTTTGTTTGGTACAAATATAACTCTAGTATCTTTTTGACCGTTTTCCCATTGAAAACTTCCTTGAGTTACTTGTTTAGAGTTTTTAGTATCTTCGTTATAATCTATTTGTTCATATATTTTAGTTAGATTAAATAAAGATTGCTTAGACTCGTCTCTAAATGCGTGCTTAGTTGTACGTGGAAACTGTCTATAAAATTCATTTAATCCGTCTTGATCTTCTTTTAAACCCTCTACTTCATTATTCCAATATTCTATTACACCTTGTTTTATTTTTGTTCCGTGTGGATCTTCTACGTCTTTTTTTGGTGTATTGAATACAGGTAAGCCATAAGAATCAATGTATCCTTCGTAGTTCCATTCCATAGGTATGAACAAAGAATAGAGTCCTGAACGAGTCTGTCCATTGGCGTTTCTTTTTGTAACATCCGAATCATCGTATAGCTTTTTAAAATTTCTACCTCCTTTATCTAAAGCGTTTGATGTTGATCCCATCATACACTTACCAATTACTCTACTACCTAATCTAAGGGTGGTTTTCGTAACACGCCAGTTGTTGAGGATGTTGTTGGGTTTTTCCCATTTCCCGGATTCATCGTGGACGAGGAGTTTAAGCTTCTCCCCATCGTAGGCGTTGTCACCGGTGTTCTTCCAGTCGATGGTGGTGTCCAAACCGGTAATTTCTTGTATTTTTTCGTTGGCTTCAAGCTTTCTACGGGTAAATTTTGAGGCAGGGACTCTGTAGGCGAGCTCGGTCTTTGGCCTGTCCATACCGTCCTGGATCGGCTTGAAAAAGAAGGGATAGTTAACGGAAATAGGTACGACCTTATCTGTGAACATCTTTTTAGCATCGGCACCAGATTTGGACAATATGCCAAACCGTGAATCCGTTGATATTGTAGCAAGGTTGACCGATTCAGCTGAGGACATAAATGAAAATCCGCTTCGACGGTTTTTAAGATAACACATTCCATATGACCTGGTATCGGATTTGCATGCCTCCCAAAATATGTAGAATAATCTATTCGATTCCCTAAAGTCTGGTTGCCCGACGTCAATCTTACTCCACTGCAAGTACATATAATAAGTGCCAGTAATGTAAGTAGGAATACCTTTGCTAATGAACCAAAAGCCTTCTTCACGTCGTGTAAATTCTTTGTCAATATAGTCATACCATTTTTCTTTAAAATCTAACGGGTAATCTTCCCAGTCAAATACAGATTTAATTTTTTTTAATTCTTTTGGGTATTCAGAATAAGTCCACTTGTCATTTTCAAATTCTACTACATTAACTTCTTTAGGTAAAGCTATTTTTAAATTTTGTATTTCATATACTTCCCCTATTTCTCCTGTCTTACTTATAACGACTATGTCGTGCTCCTCGTTATATCCATACTCCCATTTCTTATACCTATTCATTCTGTTTAGAACTTTAGGTTTAATATGGTCTTTTAATACTTTGTATAAAGTTTGCTCGTACATTATTTAGATCTACCTTCTGCAAAACCTCTAAAAGACTTTTCTTCTTTTGCTTCTTTAGGTTTTTCATTTAACAAATCTTCTTCAGCTTCAATGCGATTAAGTATTTCAAAGCAATCAAATATTGCTAGCTTTTTTGTAGCTGCAGCATTTTTAAGTCTATCTGCGGATATGTCATCGTCAGAATCAACAATAGGCTCTTTTGCTACCTTTATTAACTCTTCAACAGCTATTTGACCAGCTAGGATTATACTCTTCTTCGTTTCCTTTGTGTTCATACTTAATTACAATATCATTTGATTTCATACAATATAAGCGCTTACCTTCAATTAAAAATTCCCATTCTCCGTTAGGTTTGTAACCCACTAAGTCTCCTGGGTTAATATTAAGCGCTTTTAAGAAGCTATTGCCATATTTTAATATACCAATAAGGCTTTGCTCTTTTTCCAATGTTAAAGACTCTTTATCTTTTATCGGTGTTATAAAACATCTGTCGTTAAATGAATGCCAACCTGTTTTATTTTTATATAAATATATTTGGTCTGCAGCACAAAAATATAAGTTATCTTTAAACCAGGATCTGCTTTTTTTCTTATTGCCTTTCATGTCATAAAATGTCCTAAATACATTTTGATGAATAACAATCGTATCACCCGTTTTAATCCCCGTGCTAAAAGCTTTGGGCGTTTCTAAAACTTTAGCTAATCTATTTACAAATTTAAAATCTTCTATACCTGTATTTACAATTAGCTGCTTGTCGCCAACTTTAATTTTATTACTGTACTCATCGCCTAGCGGTTCTACAATAAAGTCGTATATACTTTTCAATACTCCAAGTCATACTCAACGGAAATTGCCATGTTAGAGTTAAATTTCTTCCATGGCATAACCTCGTTGTTTTTTTTAATGTGAATATTATAAGAACCATCAGACTCATTTAATAAAATGTGCGATATCTCGTGCCCACCATAAACTTGTTGGCCAACCGAGTAATGCATTGCATCATTTTTATAATCAGAACCTATACTGATTTTTCTTATATTATTTTCCATCTTCTTCTACTATATCTTCATATGTACCGTCTTGTAGATTTATATTAATCTGACCATACTCTTCTTCTAACTCTTTTTTAGTAGCTTCAATATCTTTGCTTAAAGAGCTAACGTCTTGTAGTACATTTTCTTTTTGCACTTCAAGGACACCAACTGTTCTTAGCATTTCGTTTAGTTTACCTTGCTGCTCTTGCAATGTTTTTAACTGTTCTTCAGTTATCATTGCTTTTACTGTTTCTTCTGCTTTTTTCATAATTGAATTTAATTTAATTGTTTATATTAATATAGTTACCTATATATTAGTTATTTACCGGATACTAAGTTGGTTGCTGTTGTAGCGTTAGATAAAACATAATCTACAACAACAGGAAACCATTCGCCTTGCGGTACATTTTTAAATGTTATTGCTTGAGCAATCCCCGGTAACCCTTTACCAGTGCTTCCTACAGCTCCAACAGGAATTACTTGAAGGTCTTTATTAGTTCCAGTGCTCGTTCCTACATATATAACAGCGCCCTGCAAAGATGCGGCAGCTGTTATTGCATTTGCAGCAACAGGTGTAACCGTCGCTATGTTATTTGTTATAAAGTCAGGTTGATTTGCGTATTGTCCCATTTTTTATTTATTACTTATTGATTTATATTTCTCAAAACCACGTGAACCAAAATAAGCCACGTATACGGTTGTTAATAGTTGTTTTAATAATTCTATCCATTCCTGTTCTACAGTAAAAGATATTTCGTGATGACTATCAACCCATATAAAGGCTATAGCCATAAATGATAAGAATATAAGCGCCATAGGGCGCGTGTTTTTACTAAGCCACGAATCAGATGTCATGTCCGATTCCCAACGTTTTGTTATTTGGTCTTCTGCATTAGCTGCGGCTTTTTCAACTATGACTTGAATTTCTTTTTTAATTTCAAGTTTTTCTTCGTCTGTAGTTGTTAGCTTGTCAATAACGTCACCAACATCTTTGATAACGTTACCGCTTAGCCATTCCCAAATTTTTTTCAATGCTAATTGTATTTTCTGCTTACATTGCCTGATTTTTTGTCAGTAACAAGGCTAAATTTTGCAGAAATTTTTTGATCGTCAGCTTTTAATTGCGCAGAGCGTTTTCCTGTTGCTTTAGAGTCAGTTTTTCTTTTTTCTGTATACTGTCCTCCCCCTAAATCAGTTACACCTGTAATAGCGCCTCTATCTCCAGCTGGAGCATTGGGATTCGATTTTCTGAAGTTTGCTAGTGAAGCTTTTGCTTTACCTAAATCAGAAAACATAGTTTCAACGCCTTGTATTCTAACTGAAACTTTTTCATCTTTTCCTAATTTAGTCTTTTCTTTAATTGGAAAATTTGTAGCTTTAGCCGGCGATTTGCTATAGGACCCGCCCATGTTTATAGGCGTTGACATGTGCTTTGAAATTGGATTTATGCTCATTAAGTTTGATTTTTCTTGTTTGATAGATTCCATGTTATTTTTTTGTCATTATTAATGTTTCGTTGTGATCACCTGTAAACACACATTCTAATGTATTTTTGTTTATGACCTTGTATTTTAACTTAAGCTTATATCCATTTTTAGGATTATGCACTATAGTTGTTATTGTATTTTTAGTTTGTGCTATTATTGTTTCAATAAGCGTGCTACTTTCTTTAAAACTATAACTAATAATATCAATTACTGAATTGTTATTAGCTAATATAATTGTTTCATAACTAGAACCGGGAGTTAACCAAGTGCCTTGAAATTCTTTTTGCGCATTGCTGAATAGTGTTGCAAATAATGTAACTATAAATAATTTTTTCATAATATTAAATTTAAGTGTTGTATTAATATTATTACATAAATCTAAGCATTTTTATAAGCTTCATTTTCCCAAGGCAAATTTTTTGCCCCTTCTTTCATATCAGCTCTTGAATATTTTTTGCCTTTCCAGTAAACAAAATTATCGTCGTAATCTAAATCACCACGTTTCATTTGGTCTATATGAACCATTTCATGATTAATTACATCCTGACATTGGGAAGGATCTAAGTCTTTGTTTAAAATTATAGTGCCATTGTTATTAGCTTTACCCATAACACCTTCTTCCATATCTACATTATAAATAGGAGTATTGTCTATTTTATACGGAGCGTTGTCGAGCTTAAAAGCCATAGGTTATTTTTTATATGGGAACATTTTATTTAATGCTCCTTTTCTGGCTTCACAACCGCAAGGGAGGTTTAATCCCTTG